GTAGATCTGACGAAAGATGGTAGCTGCTTCTACGTCTGAGTTGTCTGCGACCCACTTTCGGACGGTGGTAAAGTCTTTGTCTCGTAAAGCTCCAACAAGATTTTGTAGTGTAGTCTCATGTAAATTAGCGAGTACACCAGTGTCAATCCTGCCAGTAGCAGAGTATCGCTGTAGTTCATTCAGAATCCTTCGATTATCTGGGAAGTATTTACTAATTACCTCGGCAACTGCCTTCTGATCAAAGTCAACATTCTCTGCATTGAGGATATTGATGACACGTTTGAAGAGTTGAGCTGCCATATCTGGCTTGTCTTCTTTGGCGATCTTGAACTCGATCACACTACATCGAGAGTGAAGAGGATCAATGATCTTGTTCTTGAAGTTGCAAGTCAGAATGAAGCCGCAATTCGAAGAGTATTCTTCCATGAAGTTGCGAAGTGCTGGCTGAGTTGAGTTTGGATTGAGGTAGTCTGCTTCGTCGAGAATGACGTACTTACGACCACCACTAAGAGAGACTGATGAAGCGAACTGTTGTATCTCTACACGAAGTGTATCGATATTGCCATTCATCGAGCCGTTGATGACGATGTAGTCGCAGTCGAGTTCTTCTAGCATTGCTCGAGCGACTGTCGTCTTGCCTACACCGGGTCCACCAGTGAGGATAAGATTTGGAATATTGTTTTGATCGACAAACTGTTGAAATGTTTTCTTCAGATCAACAGGGAGAATTGTATCACTTACAGTTTTAGGACGATACTTCTCGACCCATAAAAAATCATCACGCATAAATCACCTACATTCATTAATAAAAATGCCAGTCGCCCCAATCCCTTCGCGCATGGCAGACACGTCAAGCTGTTCCGTGCCCCCTTTTGATCGTATACCTTAGAACTCAGAGTTTGCTTCAAGGCTGATCCAATATTCTACATCATCGGACACAAAGTGAGAAATGCCCTTAGATGATAGACTTACCGTGTAGGAGGTCGGTAGGATCTTTACGTTCTCAGTCTTGAACACTGCAGTAAAGGTACGATCGGTCTGTCCAACTTCGATATCGTATTTATCAGAAGAGGGATTTTTAGTGTCGGTTGCACGAAGGAAAATACTACCATCTTCGCCAACAACACACAAATCAGGGAATGACATGACACCGAGAGCTTTCATGATTTCAGCAAAGTGTTCTTGCTTAAGTTCGAAGACAACATCAGGATCTTCTAACACGATCTCTTTATCGGGCGGTGTAATGATAGTGGTCGGATCAGCAAACGTATAGCTGACAGTTCGACCAGGTGAGGAGATGTTGACCATACGATCTTCGATCTGATAAGTCGGATCTTCGAACAACGATACAACACCGAGGAAACGAGACAGATCATAGATGGCAAAAGTCGAAGGAATTACATCTTCGAGTTTGGCTTTGGCCATCATCGTCTTGTTTGGTGAGATGGTCTTCAAATTCGTACCTTCAGAAAACTGAATGGACGGGTTGATAGACGCAAAGTTCTTAAGAACTTGGATTGAACGAGGGTTGAGTTTCATAATATATTTTCCTACTTTCTCTTACCTAATTTATTTGGATCGGCAGTGGCTGATGCACCAATCTGTGCGATGTGTGCAAGAGAACCACCGAATGTATATGAGCCGACATGCTTAAGTTCGATCCATGGGCACATCCACACTTTTCCTCCCATACGCCTTACATTATAACAAAACATGTAGTCTTCGGACAAGTATCGATTCGAATACTCTTTCTGATGTATGCCTGTCTTCTTATCGGACAAGAATGCAATCACATCCTCTTTGGACGCATCGGGATTTTGCTCATAAAATGCAGTGATTTCAGGTACAAGATTTTGAGACTTGTCATCGATCAATGCATCGAAGTATGCCATGATTTCACGACTACCATCAAAGTTAGCAGTACGTACATGATCAGGCTTGTACAAAAATTGAGGATATGTATCAGCATACTGCTCGAATACTCTCCTTTGAATCATCATAAAACCAGTACCGCCTTCACCAACTTGTGCTGGTTCACTGATTTTGATTCCACCAGAACTGACTGGATTGAAAACATAATCACCAACATAATTTTCTAGTATGTTGGGATTATCATCAGCCACACCTTGATTTACGGCCTGTGTGATCTTTTCCCATGAAATGGTTTTCTTTGGATAAGGGCCGCACAAGATGTCGAACTCTTTTTCATTTTGAATTTGCAAACCCATCATAGCGATCACATCATCAGCTTTGAAGCCAATATCAGAATCAATGAACATGAGATGAGTGCATTCAGAACGCATGAACTCGTCAACACAATAGTTACGTGCACGAGTAATAAGAGATTCGTTAAACAGATAGTAGAACTGCAGCGGAATGCCGTGTTTTGCCATCTTAGCTGATAGATCAGCCATAGCACGAGTGTACATACCTGAACACTGTGCTCCATACATTGGCGTCGCTACGAATAATTTATGCTTTCGTAGCTCAGCAATTGGAATATTGATTTCCATAATATATCCTCACTTTGGTATATCCTACCATATACCGATAGAAATGTAAACTAGAAAAATGCCTCAAGAGATGTGGGTTTGTTCTCACTCTCAGGAATTGGTGTGTACTCGATTATTGGTGCGTGGCTGTACTCGTAACCTTGCCAATGAGGATACCATCGACGAGAGAGGTGTACGGATTGTGGCTTCTCCATATATTCAAAGTCTAACTCACCTTGATTATTTATCATCTCCCCAACCCACTCGTACAATTCTACACCAGCACCTTGATTTTTTCTTATCTCTTCGCGGAATAATTTACGAATAAAGTTTCTTGATGACCAATCACCACAAAATGGTGCACCTTTATGCCAACCAGTTTTTGGAATCTTTCGACTAGGATTTTCTATTGGTAGAGGTTCGTATAGACGTACTGTTGCATTATGAAAGTTTGCAAGCGCCATTGCTTGTTCGATATACTTACGTACGAGTTCTTTTGTTGCCTCTTCTGGATTATCTTGTCTGCAGAGATGATGGCGAATGTCGATATTACCAAAATAAAATTCAATGCAATCGTATGCACCTTTTGGCAGAAAGCTTTCAAGTCCTTCTTTCAATGCACCATGCAATGTCTTGAACGGAACAGAGATGTTCTGCCAACCAGGACGATACATGCAAATGGCATGACTATCGCCGATTGCAATGTTACGAGACTTGTTCAAATCATTTGGATCGATTGTTTCGGCTTCAGTACACAACCGCTTGAGATTATCCCAATCGATTTCATTCCATTCAGAGTTATACTCTTGACCTTTCTCTTTGGCCTTATCGAGTTTCTCTTTCATGATAGCATAGTAGTCGACCATATCGATGGCGAGAGAATATACTTTGCCACCAAATTTAGAGAAGTTGACGAAGTTGTATATGCCACTGTAATTTTGCAAGCCACCAAACAGATTCAGTGATCCGCCCCAATCATTGCCATGATATACGTACAGTTCATCGTATTGATTCCA